TCTTTTGTTTCTATGCTTATATATCTATTTTCTACCTTATATTTTATATTTGTCAACTCTCTTATTGCGTCCGCATTGTTTATAATTTTAAATTTCCCGTTCCTAAAACCTTCTCTTAATCTCCAATAAGTTTGCGCCCTATAATTTTTAAACTGAAACATTGAATTTGACCACTCTTCAGAAGCGGAGGATGCGTTATACTCAATAATAAAATGATTTTGAGCCCTCATTGTATCTACTACACCAGCTCCCAAACCAATGATATCACAGGCGATATTGGAATCCTTGATATTCTTTTCTTTTAATCTCTCAATAGCAATTTGGGCTGTCGTATTGGTGTCTTGTTTTTTAAAGGTTTCGTATTTTACTAAGGCGTTTCCATTACGAAAGGCAAATACGGTTCTATCCTCTCCATATCTTGCCGCATCAATACCCAGATAATCGGCAGCTTCCGTTTCATCACAAAAATTATTCCTTAGCCATTCGTATTGTATTAATTGGGCTGGGTCATCACTAAAACTCCAATCACCTAAAGCATATCTTCTATATTCATTTTCAGGTAAATTCTTTAATAATTCCCTCGTATCTTCCGGAATTTCTTCAAATTCATTTTGAATATAATAAAAAGGCTTTTCCAATTTACCCTCATCGGCCTTATCTTTAAATTTTTCTTTTACCCAACCGACTGAGGGATTACAGGTTAAGAGTATAAAATCGGGACAACCATTAATGTTCCATCTATTGATTCTGGTAATTAAAATATTAAAGACCTTCTCGCTAACTTCGTTCGCCTCATCTAACAATGCACCGCTAACCTCTAAACCCTTTACTTTATTTAGATCGGGGTCTTTACTAATATCGGCTTCAATAAACTCATATGTTGTACCGTTATTCAAGGTAAAAACTAAATCAAACCTATTTTCTTTATAACTTAAACCCTTTATATCGGCGACATATTCATCTAATACCTTTTTCAATGTCCTATAAATAGTTCTTTTAGAAACGGTATTAGATTTTCTAATTATTGCAAATCTAGAATTGGGATATTCAATACCTAATTGGGCCAATAAATGACAGCTAATATATGATTTACCAGTATTTACGCTACCAGCGTATAATAAAAACTTATATTCTCTTGAAAAAAACGCCTTTATATACTCACCCTGCGTTCGTTTCAGTTTTTTTAGTACCATATTCTTTACTCCACTCTAACATTAACTGTTTTAAACCAAATACTCCACCATCTGCGTTTGTATGTACCTGTAAACCTTTTGTTGTTATATCCTGTTGGGTAAACGATGTCGGCTCACCAATTTCCGCCTTAATCATTTGCCACATATTCTTAAATTCGGCACTACTAATTAATAATTTGACCCTTTTTTTCTTTTCCCCAGTTATCTTATCTTCCGTTTCTACTATTTCATAAGCGTTCCCCTCACTTAAATAGGCGGCCATTAAATTTATTAAATCATCTTTAACATCAATTAATTTATCCAACTGGGCAACTGCTTTTTTAACCCTTCTTTCCTCTATTTTTTCACGCATTTTTGCTAAATTATCTTCTATAAACTTCTTTCTTTCTTTAGCCCAGCCCGAATATTGTTTAACGCTATAATCGCTTTTAGGGTAATGTTCGCCAAATTTACTTCTTAAAAACACAGAAACCTGTGCATATTCACCGGTTAAAAACTCGTGTTTTAATAACTCCCAATTATATTTCCTATTGGTCGGCTTAACTTGGGGGTCGTATGGCGAGGGGGAAGAAGTTTGGATTGATAAAGGCAATTCTCTTGCCCTTACCCTTTCTAGCCTAGTTTTATCGTCTAATTTTTTTGGCATAATTACGATATTAAAACTACAAACTTAAAATACTTTCAATAAATTCATCCTTACCTTCGTTTTCGATCTTGTCTTTAATTTTCAAAAATCCATCTTTAGTTAATTTTATCTTAATTGTCGCAATTCTTAAATCGGTATCCTCACTTACTATCACTTCATTCTTTTCATCATTTGATATTTCTGTTTTATAATCTTCCCAGTCAAAATTGTTTAATTTCACATATTCTTCTATCTTTTCCTCTTTCATACCCAATAAATCAGCAATTATTTCATTTCCAACACCTTCACTACTCATCTGTTCTACTAATTCGGCCAATTTTAACTCACTTACAGGTACTTTTTTCTTTTCTTTTATAACAGTTATTGCCTTCGCTAATAAATCATCGATTTTACCCAAATTGTTAATTTTAATTTTAGGTCTTCCCAATTCGTTTGTCCCCATCCATCTGTGAAATCCATCTAAAATTTGATATTTACCACCCTCGCCATTATCTCTTTCTCTTACAGTTATAGCCTCAAATTGTCCTTTTTTCCTTAACTCTTCTTTAATTTCTTCGTACATTTCTTTGTTTTCCTTGTTTTCATCAATGCTATCCTTTGGATTCCAATCATTTGGATAAACCTCATTAGTATTTACTACTTTTTCACTACCTAAAATATAATCTTCCATAATTATCTTATAAAATTTAATTCCATTTAATACCTCTATTGTCCCATAATTTTGTAATATACCTTTCTTTTTTTTAATAATTTTTAATATTATTATTCCAAGCCGATTCTCTACTACTTCTAGTTATAAACTTCTTTAATCTTTTGTCTTTTATACCAGTTGCGTTACCAAACATAACCCCGGTCTGCTATTCTATGCTATCCGCACTAAAACAGGGTATTACTTTCAACATACTTTCGGCAGTAAAACCCAAAATATGTGTTTTTACATTAGTTCTTACCTCATAAAACACTTGTTTTAACCATTTTATTCTTTCTATTGGGCTTAAATCGTTTGCTGGACTTATTCCTATATATCCTTCAGTTTTCAATCTTTTTAAATATTTAAAATCTTCGTGTTGATGAAAGGTGTGTATGGTTTTTAAGCCTTTTTCTTTTAAATACAGATAGTTTTCATATCCTTTTTCGGCAGAATACTCTATATCTTCTTTTTTAGGCTTTGGACCAAATTTAGCGGGTATTACATCTAAATTAATCATATTTACATTATGATAATTCTTTAACGGAACAATTAATTTATTCAAATATTCAACATATTCATCAATATTCACCACTTTTCCCTTAGTCCAAGCCGTAAAAGCACCGCTATCTACCAAAATATTCAAATTTCTATATTCATAAAATCTTTTTATGTCTTTTTCGTTCTTTAGATAGGCATAACTAAACAAAATGTTTTTTGCATCCCACTTTCTTATCAAATAATCAATTTGTTCTATGCTTGTACACGCAAAATATAAATTCATTTTTTAAATCCCCTAAATATTTAATTTCGCTACCAACCCTTAATTTACATCTTATCAAAACTCACTTTTCTAGGTATTAATTTAATTAACGGGGCGGATAACAATGTCATCGCTCCTTTAATTAAAATGTTTGCCAGTATTATTTGTCCGACTACATCATTTGGCAATTCTCCATAAAAAGCAATTAATCCAAAAATGACACTATCAAACAAAAGAGCTATTAAATTAGACAGTAATACTGCACCTATCTCGTATTTACCTTCAAGCTTCTTATACAACCTACCAAACACTTCAGTATCAATTAATTCGCTAAAAACTTCCGCCATAATACTGGCTAATGTTATCCTCGCTACTGGCATTAATATTACATTATAGGCATCTTGATAGATCCAACTCGCATCTGCCGGCAACACACCTATTAGCCAAAACAAACCTACCATTAAAACATTCAAACCACCCGCAACCAATACTACAACTCTAGCCATCTTCTTCCCTAATGTTTTATGAACAAAATCTCTAACAGTAAATGTTAGTGGATAAATTAAAGTCCCACCGTCTACTGCAAGACCTAAAATCGCTAAGAAAGCAATCTTGGTACTTAAAACATCGCTAAATATCTGGAAACTAATATACATTGCAATTGCTAATATTGCAGGAACTGCGACTGCTTCCATTGGCTTTAGTAGCTTCACTACTTTTTTAGCCTTTGGCCCTTTTATGCCGTTTTGCATAATTGTATGTTTAAAAAATAAAACTTAATTTATTATACTATCTAAATAACCCACCTGCAATTAATCCCCGCCTTACCCTAACATCCCCAAATTACTATGGGATATCAAACCAATTTATCGAAAATATGTTTTCCCGGTAATTTCCGATACCCCAAATCGCCAAAACCATTTACCACAGTAAAAACATCATTTCTAACCCCTAATTACTATGGGATATCCCTACACCAAATTTCTTCAAAATAACTACCCAAAAATCATTAATATTTAATATTCAAACACTTCAATAAGCACGCCCATCAACTATATTCACCTATCACTCACAACCCATTCCTTAAGCAACCCCTCACCTCGCACAAAACGGCCTTAATACCTTCTTTACCCACTATACAAAATACTCAATAAAAAAAATTTTTTAACACCCCTTCCCATATTTCCACATTTTCTCCAAAAAAAAATTTTTTAATACCCCTTATCACCATTACCTATATTCACTTCCCATCACGCCCTTAACCCATTTCTAAAAAAAATGTTCAGGATGGGGTATATCTCTTTCATTTTTTCAGCTTGTAAAGTTCATCACAACCAAAAATACCTTAAAAATCAACACAGAAAACACCTAGAAGCCACCCAATACCCCTACACCACACCACCACCCCACCCCACACACCCTATACAAGCCACCACTACTACAACCCCACCAACAACATAAAATAAAATATTCTATTCGTAACCCTATACCTTTGCCCCTCATATAATACAAACAACCATCTAATATATAATAATAATATATTTCAATATAACCCCT